TGTTTAATTGTAATTCACATTACTCATGTCAGATCCAATTGTAAAATGGCCATTCGGCGACGCAACAGTCGAAGTATTGCCCGCAACAGGTGTCGCAGCGATTACGATCGTTAACGAAATGACCACCATAGATGGCGCCTCTACTATCGCTACGGGAAACCGTACGATCAACCTAACCGTGAGCCCTAATGTGGGTATCGGTGCAATGATTGTGCTGAAGGCGAAAACCACAGCCGTCGAAACCATGACATTCGGCACAAAGATGCTGGGTGCCCTTATCACTGGCGTTGCCGGAAAAACAAAGGCCACCACCTTTATTTACGACGGTACCAATTTCATCAATGCCGGTACTCCAATCCAACTGGATTAACCTTTTAATATTTTTTTCAAATGGCAGAAATTAGTAAAATAGCGTATTCGAAAGAGCTTTCGAAATACCTTTCTCCGAACAATGCATTCTACCTCAAGAGCCGCCTTGTAAGCGAGGCCGCAGATGCAGTCAGTTACGAGATCCCGCAGCTGAGCAAACCGAGCAAGGTGCACAAGGGACAACCTGACTCGCTTCCCGTAAAGGTGAATATTGCAACCGACGGCAAGTTGGTCGCAAGCATGTACCAGTTCTGGGCCGATCCTATCGCAATCACATCGGAGAGCGAAATTGTAACCAATTACAGCAAGCGTCAGAACCATCAGATACAAATGGCTGCGCAGATCGAGGCAGATATTGCTGATCATGCCGCATTATCCTGGACTCCGCTTTTATCCTCCGGTTTCGTTGTTCCTACTACAGGGGCTGTGCGTGCAACCGGCGCGGCAAACCTTACAGGTAACCGTAAGGCTGTCACGAAAGATGATATGATCAAGGTTCAGGCAATGCTGCGCCGTGCGAATATCTTCGGTTTACCTGGCGAATTGTACGCACTCGTCACCGACGACGTGTATTCCGACCTGTTGGCAATCGCTGACTTTGTCGACTACCAGAAGCTGGGCGTGAGCGACAAAATTTCGCAGGGAATTATTGGCCGTATTCTCGGCATCAATATTATGAGCCGCTCAAATGGGTCAGGTCATATCGGCGTATTGCAAAATGCTGCTGGCACCGCCAACCTTTCGGATGCTACAACCGTAGCCACCGACCGTCCGGTTTCATTATTCTGGCACGAGGCGTATGTTTCGCGCGGTGAAGCACCCGCTCAGTCGAACGTCACGCCGAACGCAACGGGTTATCTTGGAGCAACCATCATTGAGGCGTGGAAACGCTTTGGCGCGAGCCCTGTCCGCAGCGATGCAAAGGGAACTGTTGCCTTGGTAGAAGCGGTGTAAGCGAATTGCACGAATTTTAACGAATTCCACGAATAAAAAGGGCAGGCACACCGCCCGCCCTTTTTTCTAAAACCTTCTTTCTGATGAGTAAAACACAATTTCTTGTTATTCACTGTACCGCTACGCCAGCAGGCCGCGAAGTGTCATCCGAGGACATCCGGCATTGGCATATGGATCCGGAGCCAAAAGGCCGGGGATGGAGTCAGGTTGGCTATACCGATTTATTTCACGTGAATGGCGGCGTTGAACGGCTTGTTTCGAATAACGAAGATGATAATGTTGACTGGTGGGAAATTACAAACGGAGTGGCCGGAAAGAACTCAATCTGCCGCCACATTGTCTATGCCGGCGGCATGACGATTGAAAACAAAAAGCCTTTTGACTCTCGCTCCATCATGCAAAAGGAGGCCATGCGGAAATATGTTATCGAGTTTCGGCGCAGGAATCCGGGTGTAAAGATTGTCGGTCATAACTATTTCGATAAAGGTAAGGCATGCCCGAGCTTCGATGTTCAGGTTTGGCTGCTTGGAATCGGAATTAACCAGGTATTGTAATGAGCGATCTATTATCAATCATATCAATCATCCTGAACGGACTCCTCGGAGGCGGTTTTTTTATTCAGTTTGTCACGCTCCGAAGCCTGAGAGTAAAAGCCCAGGCTGAAGCTGACACAGCAAGCGCTAATACCGAATCGGTTGAACTTGAAAATGTCAATAAAGCTATTACGATATGGCGGGAGATGGCAGAGTCGCTGAAGGCAGAGTTAAAAGAGTCGAGGGATAAATATTCGGAGGTTGCTATACAGGTAGAAGCGCTGCGCAGGGAGGTGGCAAAAGTGAATAATACGAGTAATAAAATCCTCCGGCTGTTGGACCGTATTACGATTGATAACCTTGAAAAAATTGTCGAACAAATAAAAGTAGAGATCAATGAAAAAGGAGAATAAAATATTAATGATCATTGCGATCATCCTGATTATGCTGGCTTGCAAAACAGCACAGCAGCCAATTAACGATGTACCAATCCTGCGCAAGGAAAGGATCGTCGAAAAGCTTATACCTGTTGTAAACCCCGCCGACAGCGCCAATATTGTGGCGTTGTTCGAATGCGATGAAGAAAGGCAGGTGATCTTAAAGCAATTGAGTGAGGAGAAAAGCAGCCGGATGGAGAGTCAGTTTACTTTCAATAGCGGGCAACTCAAATACAAAGCTCAAACCAAGCCACAGACAGTTTACCTGCCATCAAAAGACAGTATTATATATCAGGATGTTCCCATAAAAGTTAATGTGCCATTTGAGGTTAACAAAGTAACCGGGTGGCAATGGACGCAGATATATGCAGGCCGGTTACTATTAGGATTTGCCCTGGCATTCGGGGTCTTCAAATTATTAAAGTTTAAATCATTCATTTAAAAACCTTTTAAAACTCAATTAAATGCCAACTCCAAATGTAGGGATTATTGATGGTGGCGACATACTTGTATATGTTAAGATTGCCACGGTTTGGACACCAGTTGCACATTGCACCGAGTGTTCGATTCAAAACAGTACAGAGGTACGCTCCAGGTCAACGAAGGATACTGGCCGCTTCGATCAGAAACGCGCAGGGAAACAAGGTACAACCATTTCGGTAAGTGCCCTGGCAACCTACGATTCATACAACTATTTCGATCTGCGTGCACTTCAGCTTGCCGGTACCGAGGTTGTATTGAAATATTCTGGACGTCCTGCTGCCGACGTCGCGAGCGGGAAGGCTGTTATTGCTGAAGCTACTGGCGACAAATATGAAACCGGTTCATTCATCATTACCTCTGTTGAGCGCAATGACGCAAAAGACGCGGATAGCACAATGACTGCCTCGTTCGAGAATTCGGGACCTGTGACCATTGGCACAGCGCCGGCAGTTTAATTTTCTATTTGTAGAGACAAGGCATGCCTTGTCTCTACATTAACAATCCATCCCATGCAAGTAAAAATTAACAATAATAATTACCCGATCCGCGTTACCCTCGGTGCTCAGCTGCTCTTTAAGCAAGATACCGGAAAAGAGGTTTCAGCGATGGACGGTGTCGAGGACTTTGGAAAATACCTATGGTGTTGCACAAAGTCTGCATCGATGGCTGACGGCGTTGCGTTTGATATTCCTTTCGATCAGTTCCTACACTCATTTGACCAGGATCTTTTAGATCAATGGGAGGAGCTTCAGCAGGAATACGTTGAAAAAAAAACGAAAATGATAATTGCGCGATCGGAGAAGTTTCTACAAAACAGTTCGATAGCGGAATCGCAAAAATAGAAGACCTGCTCGCGGAAGGGTTATTGATGGGATTGAGTCGCCCGGATTGGTTGGCACTGACCCCTAAGCAATATACCATTTTCCGCGAAGCCTGGTATCGGAGGGCATCCGCAAAAGAACACGAAACATGGGAGGTTGCCCGTTGGCAGGTATTCCGAACCTTATGTCCACCCGCAAAAAAGCAAATATCTATTACGGATCTGATTGAGTTTCCCTGGGAAAAGCAGGAAGCTGAAAAACCAACAAAAGAGAGCTCGAAAGAACGCTTTGAAAATCTAAAAGAACGCTGGAAATGAGTAACGGTAGAGTAGCAGAATACATTGTTAAACTGGTAGGCCAGAATGCGCAGCTGATGGGTCAGCTTAACCAGGCGAATGCCGGGCTAAGCCAGATGACCAATCAGGCAGGTATGGCACAACGGGCAAATGGCGCTTTGTCGAGCACACTGAAGAGCGTTGCTGCCGCCGCTGCCGGTGCATTTTCTGTTGTTGCCATTGGCCAGTTTTTGAAGGCGTCCGTAAACGCTTATGAGGAAAGTGAAAAAGCCCAGGCAAAAGTAGCCCAGGCAATCAAGACGACTGGCGGAGTCGCTGGAGTATCTCTGAAGGAACTAACTGCCATTGCTGCGGACTTCCAAAAATCAACACTGTTCGAGGACGACTCGATCATGGATGGCGTAACTGCCCAATTACTCACGTTTACGAACATTACGGGAACTAATTTTAAAAGGGCGCAGGTTGCGGCGCTTGACCTGGCCACTGTTTTAGGATCCGACCTTAAAGGACAATCAATTCAACTGGGTAAAGCCCTGGAGAATCCGGTTGCGGGAGTTACGGCATTATCACGTGCCGGGGTAACATTTACCGCATCACAAAAAGCGGTCATTCAAAGCCTTGTAGATACCAACCAACTTGAGGCAGCCCAGTCAATCATTTTAGATGAAATTGCTACGAAGTATGGCGGACAGGCTGAAGCCGCCGCAAAAGCGAGTACGGGGATTACCCAACTTTCCAATAGTTTTGGAGACCTGATGGAGAATATTGGCGGGGTAATTGCAAAGGGCGATACATTTAAGTCTACGATTGCCGACCTGGGCACAATAACCGAAGTTTTGGGGCGTTCTGATTATTCGGGACTTGAAAAATTCTTTGCGCTATTAGACCCGTGGGCGGATGAAACGTTAGCGTATAAAAAGGTTTTAGAGGAGACGGCCAGAGCGCAAGCGAATATCAACGAGATTGCCAGCCGGACACCACAGTATTATGCGGATCTGGCACTGAAGCAAAAAGCGGCAGCCGATGCAGTAAAAGAGGCGGATAAAGAAAAAATGAGAACCCTCGATGGTGTAACTGCGGCTCTTGCTTTGGCAAAAGAGGCGCAGGGTAGCGTCAACTCGGAAGATAAAAAAGCTGTAGCGGCAATTAACAAGCAGGTTACTGCGCTAACGCTTAAGAAAGAGGCTTTAGAAAAGCTTTATGAGGTTCAGAAACCACGCGAGAAGGTTACAAAGCTTGCACCAATGGAGCAGCGGCTGGATGTGAAAGCAGTTGTATCAGGCAAAAAAGCAGATCCACTTGCAGGGCTACGAATTAAACCACAGGTAACGTATGAAAGCGACACCCTAAAAGACTACTCAAAGGAACTGGGTATCATTACACAAAAGCAACTGCTTTACGGCAATGCGCTCGGCACGGTGATCGCAAAAAAGGAGGCTACGCAAGCAGCTATTGACGGGCTACTCAGCGAGGGATACTCAGCCGAAAGCCTCGAAGTACAAAAGCTGATGGGTATTTACGATCAGTACAACGCCCAGCAAACACAAATACAGGGCATATCCGAGAAAACAAAAGAGACACTATCGCAAATGGGTAGTGCCTTTTCGACATTGGGATCGGGTATTGGTGGAGCAGCGGGCGACTGGGTCAGCTTCGCCGGAACCCTGCTTGAGTCGATACCACAACTAATCACTCAAATCACCGCCTTAGTCGGTGCCCAGGTAGCGGGATCAGTGGCCAGCGCAACGGCCACGGGTGCTGAGGCTGCTGCCTCGGGAGCGAATACACTTGCCAAAGGCGCAGAGGCTGCTGCAATTGGTGTGGTAACAGCCGCAAAGATAACAAGCGCAGTTACAGGAGTCGCGACAGCTGCAACCGAGGTGGCCGCTTCAGGAGCTGTCACCGCTGCAAAAACTACAGAGACATTTGTCTCGGGTGCAGCGGGAGCAGCTAAAATGCCGTTCCCCGCCAGTTTAATTGCACTGGCATTGGTGATCGGAACCATCGGAGCAGTACTCGCCTCAATTCCAAAAGCAAAGAAGTTTGCTAATGGTGGTATTATATCGGGTCCAACGTTGGGGCTTATGGGCGAATATCCGGGCGCGTCAAATAACCCTGAGGTAGTTGCTCCATTGAGCAAACTAAAGGGCATGATTAACGACCGGAGCGGTGCAATGGATATCAGTGTTCAGGACATTGTATTAACCGGATCCCAATTGAGAATTATACAAAGGGCAACAGACAGACAATTAAACAGGAGGTCGTAGGGGAGAAATGGCGACAGAGAGAAAGGGAAAGTTCATAATTCATAAATCATAATTGACGATGTACGGATTACGCATAAGGCTTGAATTTAATGATGATTTGGATAGTTACTACGCTATAAATCTGTTACAGCGTGACTATTCCGGACAGGCCGACGTGCGCGAACTTACCGGGACGCCCGCGATTATCGAAATTGGTGACAGCGGCGCGGAGGAGTTTCCGATCGTTATGGGAGCGATGGCTACTGTTAATTTTTATGCCGAGGATGGCGACGACTGGGGTGTACTCTACACGGCTGACCGTCGCAGGTTTCAACTTGAGATCCGGAAGGATAATGCAGTAACCGGACCTATTATATTTACAGGATGGTTGATGCCACAGGAGTACTCAGAGCGTTTAACCTGGCAGCCCACATTATCGATCAAGGCAATCTGCGGTCTTGGAGAGTTAAAGGAGCTGGATTACCTCGACGCTTCTGAGGCTCGTTTTTCCGGTCGTAAATCATATCTCCAGATACTTACTGATCTTTTATCAAAACTCAATCTAAACCTTCCGATTCACTCGGCCATTGACTGGCGCGATTCGTCGATGGCTGCCGGTGATGCTTTTGCCCAGTCATTTGTTGACGTATCCATTTATGACGGATTGAATTGCCGCGAGGTGTTAGATCAAATACTCATTGGCTGCCGTATTATGCAACGCTCCGGAGCATGGTATGTCGAAAGCTACACTGCACTGAAGCGTGCAACTCATACCCAATACAATTACAACGGTTCCGGTGTGTTTTTATCGGCAACCGAAGCCGTTTCGCTACGTGGAGAAATTAACCAGAAGGAAATATGGACGGAAGGCACACCCATGCTTCAGCGCTGGCCCGCATATGATAAGTTGATACTTGGACAGGACTACGGGAAAAGAGAGTCGTTTTTTAAAAATCATCAATTTTCTGATGGGCTCGATTCATGGCAAAACGAAACGGGTTTCCCGTATTTGTTTACAGCCCCTGCGGAAAGTGATGATACGTTCGTGAAAATAGATGGTCCAACTGATGGAGGTTTAAGGCAAAGCGTTACAATAAATGTGGGTGAGGGAATGTTTGTATTCAAGGCGAAGGCAAGTGCGATGGGAGGATTGATGTCGGCCACCGAAATACTTAACGAGCCCACAATTATCGCTACAGCTATACAGGTAAAACTTATTGGATCGGTAAAAACGTGGTATCTCAATGGATCTACCGACGACAATATCGGTACCTGGCAGGAGCAGCCATGCTTTGTTATAATCAACAAATTAAACAGTGAGCCTTATGCTAACCCTATTTATGGCACTGGTTGGAAATTTAATTGGGTAGAAACCGAAAGAAGGTCTATCCTTCCGTGTGCAGGGATCTTATCGGTTTATCTTCCGGGATGCGCAAATGTTGTGTGGAACGGGAAGACCGTGTTTACCGATTTGTTATACACAAATGTAATTGCCTTTCAAGAGGGTGAGTTCGCATCGGGTCTTACAGTTACAGGTCTGAATTCGAACCCGTACATTGATATAAAAGACGATGTCAAATTAATGCAAGGTACGATTCCGCAAAACTCGAATGCTCCGCTTATCTGGGGCGCGGGACTCTCCTATAACGCTGATCAGTTCAGCCAGGCCAGGCAATGGCATCTTGACGGTTCGTCGTATGTTTATGGATATGCTGAGTTAATATCAAGAATGCTCTTGTCGCTAAGGAGAAGGCCAATAACCGTGATGCAGTGCAACGCGATTGGTGTTTTTGTTGAGACCATTTACACGGAACTTAATCAGCCTGGTATTGAATATATTTTCACAGGTGGCTCACTGGAACTTCAAACCCGAAAGATTGATGGGCAATGGGTGGAACTGCTCAATTATGATTCAGAGATCGGGACGGTAAGCTCAAACGAAAGAGTTACCTCGTCAAATAATAGCACTTACCGCTCGTCTGGTACTGGTGAGAAAAGAATATATGGCACGGGGTCAGGAACGCCCAAACGTATCAATGATCTGGAGCAGGAAGTAACTATATCAAATGCGTTAAGAATTGAGGTTGATCAGGCAGATTTTGAGTCGAGCAAGCGCGTAGATGTTGGGCAGATTGTTAACCATACTATCAGCGAAATCATTGACAATGATGCGCTAAAAGACTACATCGGCAACAATGCCGGGAACGGTGGAATTCCCGATACCCGGACAATATTAATCTCAGGAGCTATTATGTGGGATACCGGGCTTACGTTCCAATCAACAAAGCTTGTCTACAAAATACTTGGAGATGATTACCAGGTATCACCACAGACCATCACACTCGATGCGGCAGATGCAGCATTGCCCAGGATCGATGTATTCTTTGTTGATACAAGCTCGGAAGTTAGGGTACTGAAGGGTATTCCCGCAGCCATCCCGGTTAAGCCGGAGCTCGGGGCTAATGATCTCGAGATAACACTGGCTTATATTCCGGCAGGTGCGACAGAGCCAGACCTTGATATTGAAACGGTTTATGATGAGCATACTGAATGGACGGCAGCCGAAACGCATGACGACAATATTACCGTCAATTTTGATGCGACGACAACACCGGTCACAGGGGTGAAGTGCCTTGAGGTTAAAATTACGGTACCTGACACTGTCATAGCCACACCGACGCATTATGTCGGAGAGCGATACCAGGGTGGAATTATCTTCTATCTGGCAGGAGGAGGAAAAACAGGGCTCATAGCATCCGAAAAATATGCTTCGGTTGGTGTTCAATACGGCGAGGAGCATTCATCAGGCCCTAATGCTATGGAGATCGGGGCAGGTCAGGCCAACACTGCCGCATTGATGGCGAACGCTTATAGTTCCACATGTGCCGCATATTACGCCGTCAATTATGAAGGTGGTGGCTTCAAGGATTGGTTTCTTGGATCACAGGCAGAAAACGCAGAGCTCCTTTTCAGAAAGTCATTATTCCCGAATTTTTCAGGCGCTATCTGGTCGTCTTCTGAAAAATCGGGTTCTGACGACTGGAAGAGAGCGTGGGCAAGTAATTTCGATAATAGCACATCCATTACACGCGATAAAACGAACTCGTTTAAGGTCGTGCCAATCCGCAAGTTTGATGATACTGTCGCCGTTGCCGGCATTCCGGTTGATGTTGTTACTCCATCCTCTACGGTAATCAATTTTGATGCTCCTACGCCCATCACAATGATCAATGGGATTGTGTCATTTTATCTGAAGTGCTCTGCTGAATGGCTGCCGAACACAGCGATCTCTATCCGCCTCTACAATGATGCGGAGCGTGTTGGTCGTCTTGTGATCAGTAAGAGTTCGGGCATGCACGGCTTCAATTCGGCTGATCCGGAGTGGCAATTGATCGCTGTCCCGGCCACGCTGTTTTCTATGACTTCGCTCACTGTTAATAAGGTGATGATTGCCCTGGTTAATAGCTGGCCGAATAACGTGACACTATCGGTTGACCGGCTACGGATTCAACATGACAGTAACCAAACGCCCGAGGTGATATTGACGCCTGGGGTTTACGGATCTACCACCAAACATGTGGTGATGACTGTAGATGAGCGGGGAGTTGTGAAGGGGATTAGTGAGGTGGAGCAGGAAGGATCGGGAGGCGAGCCAGTTGTTACAACAGACCTTGACTTCAAAAACTACAAGGGCATTCGCCTGGCTGATGGTACTGAAACCACTGACGCTGTAAATAGAGGACAATTAGATACGGCTGTATCGAATGCAATGAGCGGTGTTGGTAGTTCGATCCATGTGCCGGTTGCAAGTGTGGCAGTTGCCAAAGCAATAGCCGCAGCCGGAAGGCTGGACATGATGCTGATGCTCATTGAAACAATGGGATTGTACCGATTTGATTCGGATATCATTGCAGTTAGTAACGACACAACCGTAATACTTCCGGCTGACGTTTCGTCTGATACGCTACCAGGAAGATGGATTAAGATAAGTAGCTCGATCACCGATCATAACCTACTGAGCAATATCCTGGGTAATGGTGGATATCACTTATCACTGGCAGAGCGCGAGAAGCTATTGGGAATAAAGGGTATTGCGGAGCTAACTTCTGCCGACGCTTCTGTAATTATCAACGGGAATGATTTATCTGTAAAGCTTCTTGACCCAATTAAAAACATCACCCGTTCAATCTCCTTTAACGATACGGTCGCCACCATTTTCAGGGATTACTACAAAAACGATTTCAGGATTGCGGCAATCGACCTGAGAGGAATTTCAGGAGTGGAATGGTCAACGAATGGAAGCGCCTTTTCACCGGTCATGTTGCCGATGACAATAACTGGCAATTCTGACATCTATTGGAAGGTAACTTTTACCGGGGGTGCAACAACCGGCTTTATAAATATAACCGGATCGGACGCCACGGTGAGCCTCACAACAGCGGTGATGCGGTGCATTTCATTCAATGACCTGACATCTCCTGTTTGCCGGGATTATTTCAAAACCGCCTGCACAATATCGGTAATTGACAAACGATCAGTTACAGCTGCCGAATATTCTTTAGATGGGATTACTTTCTTACCCGCCAATTTACCACTCGCTATTGCAGCCAATTCTGACATCTATTGGAGAGCCACATTTGCCAACGGTGCAACCTCAGGATTTTTAAACATAACAGGAATTTTAAATTAGTACGATATGATAACAATTATTGGAATTGGAGAATATGACGAAAACAGACCTTTTCTTGACCAACCGGATGAAGCGGTGAAAGAATATCTGAACGAGAAAATTAACACATTCAACGACTCAACAGCCCTCACATGGGGCATTCATGGCAGGCCATATACTTACCAATATGTGGGTGAGGGAATCGTAATAGATTCTGCACGTACATACAAGGACGACAGTCCAAATTATTTTATTGAATCACAAACTTATACCTTAACCAATGGCAACATTTAACTGGCCTCCGAATCCGTATTTTGTTCCCACTGCATATGTATCGGTATTCGGACGTGATGATAATGATGGAACGGCAAACAAGCCTTACCGAACGCTTCAGAAATGTAAGGATGCGGGGAAAAAAGACATACAAATTGGGCCCGGAGTCTATCGCGAGGCACCTTACTTTACTGTTTTAGGGATAAACATATTTGGTGTCAATTATATAATAGACGGTTTTTTAACCGGAAATTATTTTGGTGGTGGTGGTGGTGGTGGTGGTGCCACACATCGAATACATTCTGCGGTCATGCTAAATAGCATGTTTCGGGACCAATTTCAGGTTACTGAATTCGATAAGTGTGTGTTGAAAAATTGTTCGCATTCTACTGGCGGCAGTTCAGGCATTAATGGCCCTAATAAAAATACAATATTTAGCAAAGCGATCGGGGTTATAAGTCTGGGATCTTATTATCAGACATTCCAGGGAGTTAAATGTACTTTTTATAAGTGCTCTATCCGACTCGTCGGTGGCTACTTTGACGCCATGGCAACATCTCTAATTTTTCATACTTGCGACATTGAAATTACATCAGACGTGCCGGTTAGATATGATTTGTTTTATAACTGCCGGTTTAAAATAGGTACGGAAACTATTTACTCATATCTAAATGGGGCGACAGATGCGGCAAAACTATTGGAGCTTAAGAGCCGTTATTCGGCTAAGTTTCCTACGGCTATTTATGGATTTGAAGGTTGTAAAATAACCGATCCGCTATTAAACAACCCGGAGCTTGATGACTTTACACTACAACCATTAAGCCCGGCGAAGAATGCCGGTTATGATGGAACTTATATAGGCGCAAAGGATGTAGGATACCCTACTTATGCATTTGCTAATGATTTGGGTAGGTCAAACTCCTTTTACAACGCTTCGAAATCTGTAAATGTAATTGTCGCTGATGATTCTATTACGCTGTTAAGAGATTCATCCGGCACAGCTATTGGCGGTGGCAACATCACTGAGAAGCCAAAGGATCTTCTAAAGATTCAGGAAATAAAAGGGAGTGGTGTAAGTTTTCTTGCCGCTGACAGAAACCGGGAGATGCCGACTTATGCACCAGCCATTGACCTAACTGCGCCCATAAGTGCAGGTACTGCACTAATTTCCGGAAGGGTCTATATTAATGAAATAGATACCGTTACCTATAACAACATTGTTTATCCAATTCGAAGCCGTATTTACACAATCGACACGAATTCATTTACAGGCCTCGGGAAGCTGTATCTTGTTAAAAACAATGCTCCTGTTAATACAAATCTAATTCGCTTTAAACAGTCGGTCAGCGGAACTAAAATATTGGCTGGGACAAATCTTACTGCAAATAGCTGGTACCGGGTTTATGATGACGTGGTGTCGTGGAATGGCTTAACTGTACCTGTTGGTGATGTAATTCAGGCAATAACAGGCAAGTTATCGTTCACTGGTTTTGGTTCATGTGTCGAGGAATTTAACGACGGTGATACCTGGAGCGAGTTTACCCTTAATGCACCAATTCTTGTCAGAAGGGTTGGAAACTTATATACTGGTGCAATTGATGTGGGGACGGATGGAAAAGCATTGTCGAACGGACACCCGGAGTACTATAGTGCGTTAAATACTGTGAGGCCGGAGTTTTCAGTGTTTGCCCGCTACGTACAGGTCAAACATTACCTTAGTGTTGTGGAGGCAAAATAATGGATATAGCTATAAACATCGCTCCCGGACAACGGTATATTGTAATTAATGACAGCCTAACCTATAATGCCGTTGTGCAGACTGTGGGAAGTGAATTTGTTGGTATGGTTGGCGTTACCACCTATACCGGTACCGGCGCTGCATGTGAAATATTACAGGTGAACGCTTCAGGTATTGAGGCTTATCTGCTCGAAGATCCCGCCTACCCTGAAAGATTAATGGTTAACGAAAGTTTTTTGGAAATCATCAAAAACACGGCTGATGTTATCTTCCCGGAAAAGCTTACCCTATTTTCAAGCAGCTTGGAGTATGGCGGATACAAGAAGGCGGTTCAGCCACAGATTGTGTATTGCAGGAATTGAAAAAGGGAGTTTAAAATATAGGGGGTAAAAGAAAGCCCCCGGTCGATAGTAGTCATCTCAACTACATACTATCAAAAATGCGGATTAGCGCAAACCGGAGGCTTAATGTCTTCAGTTCGCTAATTCGCATTTTTTGTATGTAGTTGAGATTGCAAAAGTAAGGTTTAATTATCATTTAAATAGGTTTTAATCATGGAGAAAAAGTTCAATTACAAGTCGCAGTACGGCGTTATCGTTATCTGCGCAGATGAGAGTGAGCAGGAGGCTGTTTATGAGCGCCTCAGAAAAGAAGGTTTAATACTTAAAATTGTTTGTGTATGAAAATTGAGGTAAAACATCGATGTAGTGACTATGACAGCTACAGAGCGATGCGTGTAAAAAGCCTTTTCAACGCCGAAAATGGGTGCAACTGGGAGCATGTTGCAGAGTTACCCATTGAGGAGATGGAGTGGAAGGTCGGGTTAATTGTTGGTCCGTCAGGGTCGGGTAAGACAAGCCTGGGGAGTAAAATATTCAATGAGCCCATTCATGACTTGTATAAGGGATGGGACAAAACAAAGCCTATTGTTGATTGTATTGCTCCGGATGGCGACTTTAATGCTGTGACGGGCGCCCTCTCAGCCGTTGGGCTGGGTGATGTACCCGCGTGGCTAAGACCGTTTAACGTCTTAAGTAACGGGGAGAAGTTCAGGGCGGGATTAGCCAGGCTAATTTGTGACCGTCCGGAACGTGTTGTGGTGGATGAGTTCACGAGCGTTATCGACCGGCAGATTGCTAAAGTAGGAGCTGAAGCTTTTGCGAAGTCGTGGCGCAAAGGCACCGGCCAGGTGGTATTATTATCGTGTCACCACGATATTATTGATTGGCTGCAACCCGATTGGATATACTTAACGGATGAGGCGCGATTCGCTCGCGGATGTCTTTGGCAACGCTCAAGACTCGACCTTCAGATTTATAAAGTCT